CGGTACGTACCTCATAACGGTACGCTTCGATTGCTTTGAGTAAATCATCTGTCCAATTATCCCTATGCTCTTTAAATAACAAAGGACGTTCATTATCAACATCCATAATAGTAACAAGGTTAACTATAGGCATACCTGTTCTTTCTTCCCACATAATTGCATATGCTGCTTCTTGCATAAAGTAATTTGTGATTTTATCTTTTGTCTTTATCCTCTTCGAAGTTTTAAAGTCAATAATAGATGGTACGCCATCGAATACACCTACACAGTCAACACGTCCAGCCATACCTAAATGTTTAGAGTAAAGAGGACATTCTTGTTCATAGATTTTATCTATTCTGTGGAGGTAAGGTTTGAGGTTCTCCAAAGATGCTAAAATATCTGGAGTCCATTTTTTAGGATCATGTTCATTATCTAGATATTGTTCGACTATTTCATGAACTTTAGTACCACGTGTTGATGCTCTGTAAGAAACTTTATTGGCTTCTTCTTCGCCTACTCGTTCTCTCCATGCTCTGATTGCATCGCGAGAAAGTAAGCTAAGCACAGTGGTGACACTTGGATATCTACTACCATCCGGGGCTTTATAAAAACGACCGGAGTCGGTTGTGTCTGCGTCGAGATCGTCATACCCTAGATCTATCTTTTCGTGTATAAATTGTTTCATCTTCTTTCACATCATTCATAATTTTATCATACTCTTTTTCAGAAAATTTTATCTTAGGTTCATTGCTCAGATAATTATTCTTGTTTCGACCTTTCTTTTTATTACGAGGATCGAAGCGAGCATATTTAGCCATGACATTATCCTTTTCTCATGTACATTTCTTTTGCCATAATATAATCACGGACAACTCCGGATCTTACAATATCTTCCCATCCAAATTCTACATGGGTAAAGTCTTTGAGTTGTTCCGCAATCTGTATAAAATTAATTAGTCCGTTTTTTTCATCATCATATTTAAAGTCGGATTGATGATAATCTCCACAAAAAATAATCTTACAGTTTCTACCAATACGTGTTATAACTGAATCTAGTTCGTGAAAGTTTAGATTCTGCATTTCATCAACGACAATAATTGTATCATTGAATGTTACGCCACGTATGAATGAAGTTGATTCGAAGTTAAGAAGCTTTTGTTGTTCAAGTTTGAACCATGCTTCTTTGTCATTGAATAATTCTTGTAAGATACTTTTGTATGGCGAGGTATAAGCTTCCTCCTTTTCGTTTTTAGATCCTGGTAAATAACCGATTTCACGTGTCGGTACTATAGATCTAACTAGTGTTACATTATCATATACGGTTTCTCGATCTAGCACCTCTTCTAGAGCAAGGTGTAAACCAAGAAAAGTTTTGCCGGTTCCTGGTGAACCTGACATAATAATGTTGTCTCCGTCATCCCACGCATTACACACTTCTTCTTGCGCTGGAGTCATCGGCTCTAATGGAAACAAGTTTTCAAGTTTTACCATAGAGCTCTTAGCACTTCGTCTAGACATTAATGTTGTTACGCCGTCCGCTGTTTTTCTTTACTTCTTTTAATACATCTCTCCAACCTTCACCGGCTTTTGAAATGTTTGACTTACCTGCATTAGCCGCAATCTTTATTGGCTTAATAACATGTCTTAATCGTCTATCTTTATTTAAAGTAATTTTAAGCTGCTCATAACTCATGTTGACTTCCCAAGTCTCTTGAGTCTCTTTATTTTCTAGCGTATAGATCGGCATAATATTTCCCTATAAAAAAATATATATAATTACGCTACGTTGAACCATTCAGGTACAGGACGCTTTGTCCATACCATTTTAAATCGATCTTGTTTTGTTTGATAGTATTCACGATAAGATCTGACTGTTTGACCTTCGTGTATACATTGTGGTTCATGTTGCATAGCAAGTGGAAATTCAGTCCATTTGACTTGCGGAATTCTTCGAGGAACAGCCATCAACCAGAACCTTAGTTTTTCTGTACCATGTTTTTTACCATAGCGATAAGTATACTCGTCAAGCAAAGCACAGAAATGATCGTAATGCCAACGATAGTTGTAAACTGATTCCTGAGTCCATACAGTACATGGATGCTTATGATGTACAGCTTTGTAGAGTACCTCTTCTTTTTCTTTGTCTGGATGTACCCAATAATCGACCATTCTTTTACCAGATTTCGACGGACGTTTTTCGAGGTAACCATCGATCATACGATGAGCTGTTGATAGCATTTGAGCTGACTCTACAATCATTTTGACAACGTGCTTGTCACATTGCATTTGAGCAGCCGTTTGTGGGTTGATGTCTAACACAAAAATATTCATAGTATACTCCTCCGCTTCATAGCGATAATTTATTATACACAGATTTGGCGGAGAAGTACACAGTTAATTTCCTCCTAACCTACTTTTTTTAGTTCAGCAATGTGGTAATCTAAAAAGTCTTTACGTTTTTTAACCTTGTTAGCAATGTCATGTTTTCCTTTGTTAACCAGTTTATGTACATAATTTTCTAACTCTCGTGAATCCCTCTTCAATCTTTCGATCTTTGCTGATATCATACTTGTCTTTCTCCTAAGTAAAAAAACCACCGAAGCCGGAGCTCAGTGGTTCATTTTAGTTTGTTAGAATGAATCGCCGCATTAGCCTTCGTCTCTCAATAATCCTGGAAAGGCTTCATCGATTACTGGTCGACTTACACCTTCTGGTTTTTTCTTACTGATCATACTTATGACCAATTTGGCATCTTCGGGGTGAATGCCTTCTAAAAGCTGGATAAATTTTTTCTCTCGTTCGAAATTTTTTAGTCCATCACCTGGACCTCCTTTTACGAACCATCGAAATTCTTTATTTCTTTTTTGAAGGTTAGTCGGTACACTTTCTGCCGGTGAAGGAGTGTATGGAGGTGCTCCTGCCGGTAAGTTGAAAGCGACGGTTGTGTCAGTAGACCCGCGCAAGATGTCTTTTAAAGCCCACGTTTCGTTGTCTTTTAGAACCTTAATTTTGTCAGCCTTTGCTCGTTTCTTACGTGCTTCTTCTAACACTTCATAAACAAGTTTCATTAAATAAATTCTCCTACACATTCAATCAATAATTTACATCGTTTTTGAACTAGATAAGGAAACACTTTAGGCCTATTGCCCCATGGATCCTGCTGTTCGAAATTATTTATAATACTTTCTTTTACAGATTCGGGACAATTTGTCAGGTCTATCAATTGCTGATTCCTCTGATAATTGCGGTATATTTCATCACCAAGAGCGCGTGGATCATCCAGTAATGCCGCTTTCTTTTTGGCGGATAATATACCTTGTCTTCTGCCATCTACAAAAACATTATCGTCAGATAATACATTTGGTATGCCATCACCCGCATCACCTTTGAGAATATGCTCAGCAAGATACGTACGAGGATTAGGTTCTACTACCATCTTTTTGAGTAGAGGAGAAAACTGCTTGATGTTCTTATAAACTTGTAATTGTTTGAAGTCACCATCTGCTGAGATAATCATAACAGGTTCGTATTTGCCGAACTCTTGCGTCTCGAGTGCAAGTTGTGCAATCACGTCATCTGCTTCACATCCATCTTCATGCATAACTTTGTAAGGAAAGTTTTCTTGAATCTCTTCACGTACCATATTAATAATACGAAAGACTTCATTCCAATCAGTAGAAGACTCATCACGTTTCTTTCTACGTGCTGCCTTGTATTGAGGAAAAGCTTCCTTACGCCAATTGTTCATACCATCTGCAACGATAACCATCTCACCATACTCTTTGTGAAACTTTTGTCGATACATACGAATTGAATTAAGTATCATGTGGCGGATCAGACCTTCGTCTGCCGCCAACCTTTGTACAGCTACATTGCCTATAGCAATAGCATTATAATCTAATAATATCATCTACCATTCCTTAAAGTCCTGTTCGATATTCTGATTGTAAGAATAGCCTGCATTATATGCATCTATTTCTTCTTCACTCATTTGTGCTTCGTCAACAATATCTGAAGTACCAGTACCACCAACATAAAAGTGAGGGTCTCGACCGCGACGATAGTAACTATCAGCCATTCCACGATCGAATGGACCACCGTGGCGCCGATCTCTCGAACCAATGTTAGTGTCGTAGAGTTTTCCACCATAATAATATGTTCCTTCTATAGGGGGATGGACTGTGATAAATCCATCATCTTCAATAACTGGTGACATTACGCGACCTCCTTGTTTGCCCATGCTT